CTGTAAAGCAGACTCCGGTGTAAATCCAGCGTTGATGAGTTCCTTTGCAATTTGCGCTCTTGTCAATTGCCTTTGGACAAGTGCAGTCTCATCTTCCTGCAACGCCTTGACCTGACTGAAATCAAATCCCAGCGTCCCTCGTTCGGACGGAAACTCCGGTTCTAACATCCCTGACATAAACTGTTCGATTCGTCGATATAACGGCAGCAGGGTTTCTTCCCAGAAGGACTCCCGTGCCTCTCGGTAATTGCTGTATGTGCTTCTCTGTAACCCTGTGTTCGCACCGACAAGAATTGCGGGGACACCGAACGCTGAACAGATACGTGTCTCGGATAACGCACGTAACTCAGGTATCTCCATCTGACCTATCGGGCTACCCATCGTTTCGTAAGATGCGTCCTCGTCCAATATCGCTATCCGATGCCAGTTCTTATTGCCTCTGAATTGCGACCGCCACTGAGTACGCAGACGGTCAGCTTCATCCTGACTCCCAATCTTTCGTTTCAACTTTAGGATTCCAGACGGAACTCCTGCGTTATTAAAGAAGGCTCTCGTAAAGTTTGTCGCATCAGTATCCAACGAAATCTGCTTGAGTAATACCTGCAACGGCGACAGCCCGTAGAAGTCATTGTTCGGATTGGGAAACCTAAGATGCCCAACGTCGGCAGCAGGGATTAAATAACGCGCACCGCTCACGTCGTACAGAAAGCCTCGTCCCGGCGAAACCTGTACACGGTCGGGACGTAACAGCATCAGAGAAACCACCCCGACTCCCGCCCGTTCTTTTAGCACGTAGGCGTTGCCAGCGATTTGTAAATGTGTAATCAGCGATTCTAGAAAATCATATTGCGTAAGGTCGCTGGATGGCTGTTCAACAAGCTGTGCAAGTGGGGCTGTGGGTATCTTCTCGTGGTCATCATCGTACAGACTCAAAACAGCTTCGGCAGCAGATGTGGCTATCTCACGGATGCAGGCAAAGACTAATTCGTTTTCTGCATATCCCCGTTGTGAGAAGCTGGCGTAATTGGCGTCTGGGTATGCGGGAAGCATATTCGTGGCACTAACAACGCTGCTGACTACTGTGTCATTAGCTTCCTGCTTAGTGCCGAAAACGCGGTCGAAAAGACTCAAAGCCAAACCCCTATGCCCGGTGAGCGGTCTTGGTGGTAAACGGCGAGAGCAAGCGCACAGACTCCATCGTCATGAAGCCCTGTCGGAGCAGAGTATTGTGCGCCAGTCCGTGTGTAGACATATTCAAAACTGAGCAACTCGTTCAACAGCAGCCCTTCTGGAAACCCAATCTGCCCCTGCTGGATGGCAACGGCTAGACGTTCCATGAGTTGCTGTTTAGAACTGCTTGTAAATTTGAAGCCCTCAAAATGCGTCCCGGCTTTTGCGAGGAACTCAATTATCGCATCACCTACTCCTGTACTGTCAACAAGCGAGGGGATTCCGCTAGTTATATTGACAATACGTTTGAGTGTTTCTTCCCACGGCGACTGCCAGCGTTCAGAACGACAGACCTTACCGTTCTCGTCCAGTCCTATCCCCCATGTCCAGTCCACAGATTTCGCTAAGTCCCAGCCCCATACAACAGGCTCTTTATCGGACATCGGTTCGACGCAATTGTAGATAGCTTCAATGCCGAAAGGGTTGCCCTCATCGTCACTGGGTTCAGCCATATAGAGTTCTTTAAATACGTTGTCAGGCAGGTCGCGCTTCGCCTCGGTTACTTCAACATCGGAAAGAATATCCGCAGCGATAGCGTCAGCAGCCGTTATCTTGCTGTAATGCCAGCCATCGACACCCGATTCAGCTTTTCGCGCTAACCGATAAGCCCAGTTCTTGCGACCTTTGACGTTACCGATAATGCGTATTGCGCCTCTTGTAGCGGTAAGAGTTGAACGGACAGCGTGCCACACTTCTTCCTTGCAGCGGGTCGCTTCGTCGATGACTACGCCGTAAACATCTTCACCGTACAAACTGTCTGCTTTGTCACCGCCCTTAAACCAGATAGTCCCGCCATTCGGAAGCGTGATTGTTAAGTTGGAGTTATTGGCAATATACTGCCCCTCGCCTAATCCTGCTTTCAGTCGCCGAAACGCAATCTCAGACTGCCCGTATATCGGAGCCACCCACCAGAAGTTCTTATTGAGTCCGTTACCTTTCATCGCCTGTTCTGCCAGCCATACCATGCAGCCAACGGTCTTGCCTGACTTCGTGGATGCCTCGACCACGCTATACCGCTCCTCGCAGAAGATAGCTTCCCTCTGCTTGTCGTATAGCCACGGCTGCGTGTATCTGATGCGTTCTTTAGTTGTCATCGTCCTCTGGCAAAGCAAGTAATTCCACGGGGTTCATATCTATGGTGAAGTCCCCCGGCATAAGCTGTACGACGGGCTTGTTCCGCCAAGCGTCACCACCACGGCGTTCCAGCCAGAACATCATGGCTTTCACATCGCCTTTTATCGCTCTGTCGTACAGGCGTTCAGCAACCTTCGCATTAGCCTTCGCAGTCGCCTCGTCGAGTTCGCGCTGATAGTGCTTGGCAAGAGTGTTCCGGTCTATCTGTACTACAAGCGCAATATCGTCCTGCGGTATGCCATACGCAGACATTGCTTCGACCATTCGCCGTTGTTCCGCAGTTGGCTTATGTGCTATCTGTGGCATTATTTTTTCGCAATCCAACCTACAAAATTCCACGTCCTCCAAAAGCACTCCACGGTACGGAAGCCAGCAGAGACAAGCATATCCTCGTTTGCTTTTGCTGTCTGAGGGACAAGAACGCCACGCAATGAAAGTCGTTTGCGTTGTATGGCGTCATCTGAGTAACCATGCTCACGTTTCATATCGTAATAAGCATTTGTAAATATCTCATCGGTTACACCGTTCATCCCTGCTACTTTTTCCACCAATAGGAAGACCCCGTTATCAGCAAGAGCAGAAGCAATCTGCCCAACAATTTTTGGTCTGTCTTCAATGGGAGTAAACATCAAGGATAGACACGATGTTATATGCGTTGTTTCGGGTAAGGTATCAGTGAGCAAATCGTGCTGCATCATGCGTACATTTTCGTTGTTAATAAAACGCTCAGTTGCTGCTTCAACCATCGGCTCTGATATTTCAAGCCCTATGAACTGAGTTGCCTTATTTACGCATGGGAGCAAATGGCTAATTGTTTCACCTCTTGATGTGCCAAGGTCTGTAATAACTCCCTGCTCAGCAAAGACTTGTCTAGCAACCCCGCTAATTGCTTCACGCATACCGTCGTAGTTTGGAATTGACCGCTTTAACATATCGTCAAATACACGGGTTACTTCGGTATCAAACGCCCATGTGTCAGCAGCATATCCGGTATCTTGCTGTGTCATAATTCCCCTTTCACGACAGAGTTATATATTCCCACAACAGACTTGTGCCTCTTAGTGTTCCAATCTGTATTCAATAACTTGGTAAAATGTTCAGCTATTTTAGAATCCCCAAGTTGCAAGTTGGTATGTTGCCGAACCTTCCCCTGCTTGAAGTTAGGAATAAATGAATCAATAATAGGTTGTTTTTGTTTAGGCGTATTTAATTCCTTCCAGCTACACCCCATAAATAAATCACGCATCGGTTGGCTTGCATACGGGACTTTCACATCAACGTTATAAATTTGACCTAATTGTTTGATGGTTACCTGTTGAGCATAATTTGGATTGCTAAATGTCATATTACGGAACTCATCAAGTTTCTCTGTCGAATGTCTAAAATGAATCATCGCCTTTTTACTAATTCCGAAATGCCCATCACTGGCACTCCCTGTTACAAGTACCGACTCTTGCACCACGGGCAGTAAATATAAAAACGCCCAAGCACATTCAATATCTGTTTTTTTGGACAACCCATATTGGTCAACAAGAATTTTGACATCTTCCTTCAACCGCTCTATTTCAGTTGGCAGTACGATAGGTTTGAAATTGACTCCCGTTTTGTCTGCCCATCTACGGGCTTCGGCAAAATCAGTTGACTGGATACCATCGAGCCGAAATGAATAGGCTGTTACCTCTCTGCCTAAACGTAGCAGAGCAAACATAATAGACAAGCTATCAATCCCGCCTGATAGAGCCAGAGCGACTCTTGAAGGCGTATCTTCTAGTTGACCCATTAGTACCTTTGCCACAGCGTCCCTCTCAACACGCATCCAGTATCTCCTCTTTGACTGTCTTGGCGACTGCTTTCATAACCAATGGCGGGACTGCTCTACCCATACGCTCCCATTGCTTCGCTCGGCTTCCAGTTAATTTGAAATCATCAGGGAAAGATGAAAGCCTTTTGACCTCTGGAATGGATAACGCACGAGGCTCTAGCCAGTGATATACATCCTCACTTCCTTGCACTATTGTTGGGGCTGGTTTCTTCGGGTCAATTTTTCGATGGTTGTAATACCGTAACTTCCCATCAATCTTCATTCCAATGTCTTGGAACTTTTCCCCCGGTTTTATGTGATGCCAGAATTGATACATCTTTGTCTCAGGGTTTAACCAATGAGC